AGAAATCCTGCCATATCCTGTTACATTATCAGTATTAAATTGCACACTTGCAAGTCCTTATTATGGCGTATCATTTACAGTGTTGAATCCCCCAGAAGCTTATCAAAAAAAAATAAGAGTAAACGGCACAGTTCAAGGGGGAACAGCAGGAGCAGGTGAACTTTATCAGTTTGTTTTGGATGAAGAAGGATATCCTGTTATAACTTATGCCCCAGAACAAAAACCTAATAATTTTTTGGCTATAACTAAATGGTTTATCCCTTCAGTAACCAAAGAACTATTAAGTTTAAAATATATATTTAATGCTGATGGATTAGCTAATTCATCAATGAATCAATATGTTTACTGGAGTTGGGTTCCAGCGTTAGTCGCGTTTGAGCAAATTGTAGAACAAGGAATAATATAATGCCAGCAGCAGCCAGAGCAAATGGAGCAGATCAAGTTTTTTCAAAAACAGGGGTTGGTAAAAACTGTGGATTCCCTGTTCAGACTATAACAGGACCAGGAACTTGTCAAGTATACGTAAATGGTTCAATAGCTGTCCGTGGAGACGATCTAGTAGGGTCTCATCCATTTGGCGGCTGTGGACCTGATACTTCTACAATGAATGAAGGATCAACGACCGTATTTATTGGCGGTAAAAAAATGGCGCGTATAGGCGACAACTATACATCAGATAATATTATTATTTCCGGATCAACAACTGTGTTTGTTGGTGGTTGACAAAGTAATAATTATATGATATAATACCTTATTAATTTGATATGAGGTTATTATGAATTTTGAATCTATCTTTGCTGAATGGGAGAAAGATTCTAATATAGAACGGATTAATCTTGATAACGAATCTATTAAGATTCCAGAACTTCATCATAAGTACTACAAGATTTATATTGCTGAAAAAGCAAGACTCCGTAAACTAGAATCTGAAATGAAGAAACTTAAGCTTGATAAGTATGAGTTCTATACTCAGGGCCACAATGAAGAAACAAGAGCCAAAGGATGGATTCTTCCCTCACGCGGTGCTATTATCAAAGCAGAAGTTCAACTCTATATTGATGCTGATAAAGATATTATTGATCTATCACTTCAAATTGGCGTCCAACAAGAAAAAATTGACTTCCTTGAATCCATCATTAAGTCTCTTAGAGACAGAGGATTCCTCATTAAAACTGCACTTGATTTTATTAAGTTTACGAATGGCACATAATGGATACAGTGATTATAAGAAAACACGATTCAGTATATAACAGGATTATTACAGATCCTGGTATTATAATGGAGATAGCTGATCAGTTTACGTTTGAAATTCCAAATGCTAAATTTCATCCTCTGGTTCGAAATAAAGTCTGGGATGGGAAAATAAGATTATTAAATCCATTAAATGGTTTACTCTATGCAGGTCTTGCTAAACATCTAGCAGACTTCTGCCGTAAAAGGGATTATGAAGTAGAGTATGAGGATTTAAAAGCACAAGAAGAGTTCTCGGTCATTGAAGCTAAAGATAAAATAGACTGGATGAAACTTACAAAAGAACCTAGAGATTACCAAATTGATGCTTATGTACATGCAGTACGAAATAGAAGAGCCGTATTACTTTCTCCTACTGCATCTGGTAAATCTCTTATCATCTACATGCTTACTCAACATTATGATACTAAAACACTCATTATAGTTCCCACAACATCGCTAGTTCACCAGATGGCATCTGACTTCTATGACTATGGTCTAGAAGAGGAAGCACATAAGATCATGGGTGGTGAAGAAAAGACCTCCGATAAAAGAATAATTATTTCAACTTGGCAGTCAATTTATAAGCTTCCTGTTGCATGGTTTGCACAGTTTAATCTTGTTATTGGAGATGAATGTCATCTTTTTGCTGCCAAAAGTCTTATTTCTATTATGACTAAACTTACTGGGTGTGAAAAAAGATTTGGTTTTACTGGCACTTTAGATGGCAGTAAAACCAATGCTATGGTCCTTGAAGGTTTATTTGGTCCTACAAGAAAAGTCACTACCACTGCTGAATTAATGAACCGTGGGACTATTGCTCAACTCAAGATCAAGGCTTTAGTTCTTAAATATACTGATGAGGAAAAGAAACTAATCAGTAAAACAGATTATCAAACTGAACTAGATTTTATTGTGACTAATTCTAAACGGAATAAGTTTATCAAAAATCTAGTGCTTTCCCTTGAAGGTAATACAATAGTATTCTTTAACTTTGTTGAAAAACATGGTAAAGTCCTATATGATCTATTAAAGGACAATCAACACAATAGAAAAGTGTTTTTTATCTCTGGTGAAGTAGATGCTTCAAAACGTGAAGAGATTCGTAAAGCTGTAGAGATTGAAAAGAATTGTATTATCCTTGCGAGTTCAGGTACCACTTCTACTGGCACAAATATAATAAATCTACAGAATGTAATCTTTACAAGCCCATCCAAATCTAGGGTTCGTAACCTTCAATCAATTGGTAGAACACTCCGTAAATCCGAATCCAAGTTAAATGCCACACTATATGATATAGCAGATGATCTTTCATGGAAATCAAATAGAAATCATACCTTGAATCACTTTATGGAACGAATCAAGATTTATACCTCAGAGTCATTTGACTACAAGATATATCCTATAGACCTTCATTAACCTATACCATTGTTTTTGCCTCAAGACCTATTATAACCATATTATGAAAGTTGTCAACACATGAATGCTGTAAGAACTATAAAAAGACACTATGTAAATAATCATGACTTTGTTGTTGCTTTAAATGAATACAAAGCAAAACTTAATGAATATCCAGACGCCAGGATCCCAGAATATATTGGAGTTTGTATTAGTGCTATTTGCACAAAGATGGCAACTCGACCAAACTTCTCAGGTTATTCCTATAAAGATGAGATGGTTGGTGACGCAATTGAAAACTGTCTTTATGCAGTCAATAACTTTGATGAAACCAAATCGGCGGAAAGATCAAGATCTGGCGCTGTAAACGCGTTTGGATATTTTTCTTGGATTGCCTGGAATGCTTTTATTAGAAGAATTGCCAAAGAAAAGAAACAATCTTATATCAAGCATAAGAACATGCAGAATATCAATCTTCATGAGTTTCAATATATTGTTGAATCATATGATAATGAAGCATCAAATCAAATCATTAAAGATTTTGAAGAAAAGTTGACAAAACCCAAAAAAGGTGTTATAGTAGGGATAGAAAAATTTGTTGACAAGAAGGACGTCTGATGGAAGTTGCTATTATTACTGATACTCACTTTGGAGTGAGAAATGATAACGTAGCATTTATGGATATGACTAAAAAGTTTCTGGACCATGTATTTTTTCCAGAAATTGATAAAAGAGGAATACGCCATGTCATTCATCTTGGCGATCTTTTTGATCGTCGTAAAATGACAAATACCATGACAGTCAATCGACTACGCACCGATTTTATTCAACCTATTTTAAATAGAAATCTAGAATATCATCAAGTGATTGGTAATCATGATACTTATTATAAAAACACAAACGAACCAAATGCTCCAGAAGAGTTTTATAGCAATCTATTTCCTATATACAAATACGCGATAGATATCAATATTGGGGAAGTTAAAATACTTCTAGTTCCATGGATTTGTGATAAAAATAGAAAACATTCTATTGAAACAATTAATAATTCATATGCCCGTGTCTGCATGGGTCATCTTGAACTTGAGGGTTTTGATATGTATCGTGGTAGTACAAATACTCATGGTGATAATCCATCATTATTTGACCGATTCCCATTAACTCTATCTGGTCATTATCATCATAAATCAAGAAAAGGATCTATTGCTTATCTTGGTTCACATGGTCAGTTTACTTGGTCAGATTATGGTGATGACCGCGGATTTCACATTCTTGATCTAGAAACTCTGGATCTAAAGTTTATTAAGAATCCATATGAGATGTTCCGAAAAATATTCTATTCAGATTTAGATGTAGGATCAATCGAACAGCTATTTAGAACTCAAGACTGGTCTAAGTATTCTGGCACTCTTTGTAAGATTATTATTCAGAACAAAACAAATCCATATTGGTTTGATCTATTCTGTGAACAACTAGAAAAAGTAGGCCCGCTTGATATTCAGATTGTTGAAGATCACCTCAATATGGATACCAGCAATGATTTTGAGATTATTTCCGAAGCGGAATCAACACTAGATATATTTAAAAAACATATTGAACAAATTGATTCTTCTATCGTAAATACAAAGAAACTTGAGTCAGTGATTACTAATCTATATAATAAGGCTATTTCTATGGGTGTAGAGTGATTTACTTTAAAACTATTCGATGGCGCAATTTTCTATCAACAGGTAATCAGTTTACAGAAATTGACTTAAGCAAGTCTGGTACTACACTTATAGTAGGTTCTAATGGTTCTGGTAAGTCAACTATGCTGTGTTCTATTACCTATGCTCTTTTCGGTAAACCATTCCGAAATATCAATAAACCACAACTTATGAATACAATTATTAAAAAAGATCTTCTGGTAGAGATTGAGTTTTCCATCGGTAGAAACTCATATATGATTCGACGTGGTATGAAGCCAAATATCTTTGAAGTATATTGTAATGATTCTCTATTAAATCAATCGGCAGACGTTCGTGATTATCAAGATATTCTAGAAAAGCAAATCCTTAAGTTAAACTATAAAACATTTTGTCAAGTAGATATTCTTGGGTCGGCATCATTTGTGCCATTTATGCAACTACCTACCGGTCAACGTCGTGCTGTCATTGAAGATCTACTTGATCTACAAGTATTCACAACTATGAATACTTTACTCAAGGAAGATTTACAAAAGAATAGTGCTGAGTTGATCGAAAATGAATATGAAAAAAAACTAATTGAACAAAAGATCAAGCTGGTTAATGCCCATATCAAAGAACTAAAAACCAAAAGTACTGTTTTCATTGATGAAAAGAAAGCAACTATTCTTGATTTTAAAACCAGAATTAATATTGAAGAACAAAAACTGAATTCTGCTCAACTTCAATATGATATTATCTATGATAGACAAAACAAAATTGATATTAAAGCAATCAATAAAAATATCGAAACATATAAGCAGCTTAAATATGATCTTAATGCTAAGAAAAATCTACTTTACAATGAAATTACGTTCTTTACAGATCATGAAAACTGCCCAACTTGCAAACAAGGTATTGACACTAAGCTATCTTGTGAGAGAATAGAAATCAATAATGGAAAGATTACCGAACTAGACTCTGGTCTAGAAAAACTTTTAAAATTAGAAACAAAGTTAAAAACAAAACTTGTTATCTATAATGAAGGAAATTCTGAGATCGATTTGATACGTGAAGAAAAGACTCAATTTAAACATGTTATTTCTCAACTTCAATGGAAGATTGATTCACTGAATGATGAAATAGACAATGCTAAAAATGATATAAACACTGAAACAGAACTAAAGATTTCTGATTTAGAAAAAGAACTATCTATTGCTGCCGGTAAATATAATGAACTTTATGAGGAGAAACAAGTTCTTGCATTTGCCTCATCAATACTTAAAGATGGTGGTATTAAGACTAAAATAATAAATCAGTATATACCTATCATTAATAAACTGATTAATAAGTATCTATCAATCATGGATTTCTTTGTGGATTTCCAACTTGATAGCCAGTTTGAGGAAACCATTAAGTCTAGATTTAGAGATGAGTTTAGTTATTCTTCTTTTTCTGAAGGAGAAAAGCAGAGGATTGATCTTTCTCTACTCTTTACATGGAGAGCAGTAGCTAAATTGAGAAACTCAATGACTACAAATCTACTTATTCTAGACGAGATCATGGACTCATCCTTAGATTCTAACTCAACCGAAATGCTCATGCAGATTCTAAACATAATCGGTGCTGAATGCTCTCTATTTGTAATCTCTCACAAGGAACATCTTAATGAAAAGTTCTCAAATATAATTCGCTTTGTGAAACACAAAAACTTCAGCAGGATTGAAGGACAATATTAAAGAAATAATATAACTAAAGAACTAAAAAAGAACTTGATGAGCACTTTGTCAATCATAAGAAGTGAATGAATTAATGTATATATTAAATTATAAAGATCCTATTCTTAAAGAAGTAAGTCAAAACTTTAATTTTAGCAATCCACCTGTAGATCCTACAGAGTTCTCTCAAGAGCTGGTTAAGATAATGTATGATCATAATGGTCTATGTCTTACCGCTATTCAAGTTGGCTTACCATGGAAAGTCTTTGCTATGCGTGGTCATCCACAAAATTTTGTTTGTTTTAATCCTAGAGTAGTGCAAGTCTCTACACAACAAATAAGACTTGAAGAAAAGTCATTGACATATCCTGATTTATGTGTTAAAATAAAAAGACCACAACACTGTAGAGTGCGTTTTGCAACTCCTAATGGTGAAGTAAGAACCGAAACTTTTACAGGAATAACAGCACGTGTATTTTTACAATCCATGGACTTTCTTAATGGTAAGTTATTTTATTCAACTGCTAATCCTGTTCACCGTGAACAAGCTCTAAGGAAATGGAATAGATAAGTGAATATCTTTTATCTCAGTCATGATGCTACTCAAGCCGCACAATGGATGGTTGATAAACATGTAGTAAAAATGATT